TTCATCTAAAAAAGTTGAATTCAATTGTTCTGTTATCAAACTAATTGCTCTATTAATTTGTTTCTGGTTAGAAACATCGTACTGTTCTTTTGGTTCAGGTATTCTTATTACTATTTTAGCCATGTTTATATGATATCCAATCTAAATTTTTTTTATTTTTTAAACTAATAATATATGAATTAATATTATTCTCACATAACATCATATTTTTATTTTTATTATATAATTTATGTAAAGCATTTTCACCTGTAACTGAATAAACAAAAGAAAGTTTATTTCTCTTTGCTTCTTTTTCTATCTCATCAATACAAATTTTCATAGCCTTATATAATTTAATTTTACTAACTTTTGGATTTGAAAATATTCCCCACATAAAACTTAGTTTAGAGGTTTTATCTATAAACAAACCCGCTGCACACATTGGTTCTTTATCTATTACTATAATACCCACCTTCGGTAAAACTTCTTTAGGTATAGCATTATCCCAATCATATTGTTTACACCAATTAGAGATAGTAGAATAATCTTTACTTACAATCCATTTTCTAGCTTGCATTAATAATGTCTACGTTATTCCCACTATCTTGTTTTGCGTACAGTTTCCAATTATCAAAAAAATCTTCTTCGTTATTCATTAATTTATCTTGTTCATTTACTTCAAAGTAATCTGTGAATAAAATATCATTAATTAAAATTCTTCTGTTTTCAGAACCAAATACATAAACTGTGTGTTCTTCATTCCCTAATAATTTACCGTGTTCACTATCTTCGACTCTAACCCATTTGTTATTTTCACTAACCATGTGGCTACCAGATACTTTGATACCTTTATAATCATGTAAATTTTTAACTAAGAATTTACCTGTTGCAAATACTTTACCACCAATTGCAACTTCATTGCCTAGATCAACTTGTTCTACTGGTTTAGTACTTCCATCAAACATAGTAATTAAAGTTCCTTTTAAGAAGCAACCGCCTCCGCCGCCGCCTCCGCCGCCGCCTCCGCCGCCAGGTCTGTTTATTCCTGTTGGTGGTCCTTTAGGTGTTGAAGGTCTTCCAGGTCTGTTCACTCCTGTTGGTGGTCCTTTAGGTGTTGAAGGTCTTCCAGGTCTGTTCACTCCTGTTGGTGGTCCTTTAGGTGTTGAACGAGTCTTAGGTTTAGTTTTTGAAATAATTGAAGGTGGTCCTTTAGGTTTTGAAGGAGTCTTAGGTTTAGGTTTTGAAATAATTGAAGGTGGTCCTTTAGGTTTTGAAGGAGTCTTAGGTTTAGGTTTTGAAATAATTGAAGGTGGTCCTTTAGGTTTTGAAGGAGTCTTAGGTTTAGGTTTTGTTTTGGTAGTTGCATCTGTTTTAATTTTTCCAGAATCTACATATAAATTATCAAGATCATCCATAATATTAACCTTTTTATCTAGTCCTAGACTAGCCATAAGATCATCACCGATAGTTGAAAAATCTTTATCTAAACTTTTTGGAGTATCTATTATATTTTTTATTGTTTCAATTCCAGTTGGAAAACCTCCTGGTTTATTAATACCAGTTACTGTTTTATCTACAGAATCTATTACGTCAGGATAATCATTTAAATCTACTCCTCCAGTAATTGGAGTACTTTTAATATCTGTAATTCCTCCAGTAATTGGAGTACCTTTAGTATCTGTAATTCCTCCTATACCTGGAAATGAAGTATCTAAATAACCAGGTCCTTTTAATGAAGGATCTTTTGTAATCATTTTGTCTTCAAAAACAATATCAGCTTTTGTTTTTACACCAGTTTCACCAAACATTTTTTCTTCAAATTCATCAAGTGCATCTAATCTTTCTTGCAAATTACCATCATAACCTGGTTTACTCATTGTTTTTTTAATTGTTTCTCTTCTTTTTTGAATTGTTTCAGGAGTTATTTGAGCTAGATTATATCCTGCCATAACATTTTCTGCACTGTCATAATCACCTGGACCTTGAACAATTCTTCCAATATCATCTAACGCAATACCCGCACCTAATGCTTCATTTTCTAAAATAGCTCTTTGATTCACAGGAAGTAAACTTTCTATTCCACTTGCTGCTTTTCCAAGTAATTGTCCTGCTAAACTGTTTTTCATATAACCTTGTATTGCACCAGGTATACCTGTTAGTTGTGGACCTGTATAATAGTCTGGATAACTATCCATTAGTTTTTGTGCTTCGGTCCCTGAAGAATAAAAGTCTCCAATTAAATTTCTTTCAGCAGCTTGTCTGTAATTATATGGACTATATCGATCTGGTGTTCTTGTTCTATTAGGATCAGGATTGTAAACACTAAATCCTTCTGCGTTGCCGCCTGGTGTAGGTAATTTTTCTACAGGTTTTACTGGAGGTTGAGGAAATAAACCTGGAGGATTAGTTCCAATAGGTGGAGTTCTATCATATTTAAAAGTTTCAGGTAATGCTCTGTTTAAATATGCTTGTGCTAAATCAAATAAAGTTGCCATTATCTACGTCCATCTGGTTGTATATCTATTCGTAATGTACCAAAGCGCCAAGACTCACTAACATCAGTGTTTTCTATCTTGATATTAACAAACCGGCCTCTGGCTCTAGTGTCCTTTTTATCAGTATTTGCGTTAATTGTAAAGGGACTCAAAGAGGTAATTGTATCTGATTGTTGAGGGTATCGTTTAACAGCAAGGGTTACTTTTGCATTACCTTGTAAATCTTTAAAATCAGGTATAAATCTTCTAAGTGCTAAAAATATATCCCCTGACATACCTTCACTCTGTATATCAAAATCATAAGATTTAACAAAAGATGTAACTGCTGTAGTAGTACCATCAGGATTTACTTGATCGGTTCCTACTTCATGTTCAAATAATATAGTTTGTCCTAAACCACTTTCTCCAATTATAACTGGAAAGGTTCCTGAACTATCACCATTATATTTAGTTGCAAAAGGTTTTGGATATACAGTTGAATCAATCCAAGTAGTTCTAGCTTCAGTACCAATATACCAAATACCACCTTCCATTTTTTCTCCGTAATTTAAAACTACATATTGATCATTGTATTCAGAACCTGTTGATGGGTAATACCAAACAACTTCAGTAAATTGATTATTTAAACCAGCATAAACTTGTTGACCTTTTGTAGTATCTGCTTGATCATAAACATAATCTTCAACAGAACAAGGTAGTGATTTAACTGTACCATCAAACATAAAGAAACCATTTGTACTCATCCAAAATGCAACCCCATCAATTTCAATTGCTGCGTTTTTACCAATTAATCCACAGTTAGTACCAACTTGTTCAAATCCAAATGTAAATGGAGCACCAATAAATTTCATAGTATATAGTGCATTATCGGTCCAAACTAGAATAGATTCTTTTGCTTTTAAAGCACCTATAATTTTTGTTCCATCTTGCAGTCTTTGTGATCCAGCAGTGTTGATTGCTGTTGCATCATAATCATTTATATCTTCTTGATCCGAAAATCGGATAAACATATCATCTTGTGTTGATATGTCACCAATAACAGTTTCTGTTCCACAATGAATTAAGTGACGTGTTGTAGGAGATACTAGTGTTACCCTAGTTGCTGTTGGATTATTAGATGTAGAAAATCCTGATGTAGTTGTTGATGCTCTTACTGTTAAAGGATTCGTTGCACCTGCATTCCAAGTAAAAGTTTTTCCATTTGCAATCGTTGCAACCAATACTTGACCAAAATTACTAAGTGACCATAAACCTGGCTCAAGAGATACTTCAGCGGCTGAAGCAGCTTCTCCCCAGTCCACAAAATCTGCAGCATTAGTAACCACTGCAGCATCAGCGTGCGCAGCTCTTGTAGAACCATCTGCTGCTCTAGTGATACCGGTTAAATCGTTTGCAGAAATACCTGTATAGGTAATTAATTCTGTTCCAACTTGTATTCTACCAGATGCAGGAAAACCTGACGTTGATGTTAAAGTAATATTAGTTGAAGATCCATTATTACCATTTGCATCATCTGCTAATGCACCATCTAAATCATTTGTTAATGCACCAGAAACTGTTCCGTTCCATTCTGATACACCCCAACCGTAACCGTAAGATTGTGCAGCAGGACCAACTGTTTCATAA